ATCTTTTGTTCTATTTTTAATAACAATAAACCTATCAGCAGCAAATGTTCCTGCTAATTGAACTACAATCTCATCATCATCTTTCCAATTAACACTACCATCCTTTTTGGTGTGTAGCATTGCTTCTTGGATCTGGTCAATTACTTCTTGTGTTAGTTTCATTGAGGTTTATGATCTTTAAACTTATCATGGTTACCATCACCTGGCATCTTACCATAAGCAACGTATTGAATTGCTTGCATTGACCCTTCTAGTCTAGCTAAGTCTTTTTGAATACGAAGATACTCTTCATAAGGTTCTTTTACTTCTGCCAGTCTAGCAGATAATTGAGTAGTTCTTTTTGTAAAACGCTCAATAAGTTGGTCGTAACTTTCTATTGGTTTTGTCATTTTGTGTTTTGTTATAAATTATTACTCGTGAACCATCGTGAGTAAAAACGAGGTCGTCATCGTCATCCCAACATAGTTCTTGATACAATGCATTCAAACGACGCATATCATCATATAGGTTGCTAGGCATTACCGATTCATTTTTGTTTCAATGTTTTCTTTAATGCTACCCATATCAGAATAGGAAGCATTCATACCTGACATATTACCAGTATATCTGTCAGTGTGCATAACTTCGTCATATCCAGATCTTTCTAAGATCTTTCCTTTGATCTCTAGTTGCTTTTTTTCTTTTTGTATCCTACGCAAGAATGCATAGTATATAATCTGAGTAAAATAAGCAAATGGATTTTTAGATTTTTCTGGATTGAAGTTATCAATATATTGCAAACAGTTTTCTATACCATCACAAATCATATCTTCTCTAAACATATAGTTTACGAAGTTTGGTTTGTATGACAGGTGTGTTGCGATTTTTAGAAAGCAACTACCAAGATAATTTGTAACTCTTGGACGGGGTTTATCTGCTTCTTTTGCAGCATGAACTTTCTCACGATAGTCTGTTATCGCAGCTAAGAATTCTTTGTTATTTACATAATATTCTGTCTTTTTTCTTGTCATTACTGCATTGAATGATGTCTTTAGTATAGCAAATTAAATTACTTTTGTAAAGGGGACTTGACAAACTTTACAAACCTCAGTACAATTAACCTTGTAGAGGTTCAGAAGGAATATACTAGCTTTTATTAAATATATTTTCTAACGATTTTTTCATGTCTTTTACGGATCCTAAGTAACCAGAACCTCTTGGTAACTTACCTCCTTTCTCATTTAGAGACCTTCCATTCTCCATTCTCAATAATGTCTCTTTATAAAACTCTACAATAGGACCTTCTATCTCACTTATTGTGATTATGTGATTTCTGTTTATGATAAACATCTTATCAAACGTCGCGCAAACCCACTCTCTAAAAGAAAACCCAGATATTTCTAGTGCTCCTTTTCTTTGTTTAGCTGAATCTACTTGAAGAGGATTTTCTAGCATTACTTTATCTTCATCCTCTAGGTAAACTACCTTAGAGACTATCTCCTCTCCAGTGATTAATTTTACAGTAGCGAAAAATTCTTCTCCCATATTTAATTTGCTCTAAGGTTTACTTTAATAACTTCATATTTAAAATTTTCATCATTATAAATGTTAACTCTTTCATTCAAATGACGAAGTGTATAATTTTGACCGCCGATGTCATCAGCAATATCGTAAAGGGTTGCTATCTCCTTGCCTTCTCCTTTTCTAAGAACCCTACCAATGGATTGCAGGTTTCTAATTCTAGACTTTGATGGCGAGGCGAACACAATGTTGTGAAGACGCTTAATGTTAATTCCAGTTGAGAAGGTGCCGTAAGAGGCAACGATGATTGCATTGGATTCTGTTTCTGTAATCTGACGAACTTCTTCTCTGTCTTCTACATCAGTTCCACCATGAACAAAAAATAGTTTTCGCTCAGGGTCTATAGTGCTATTTATCAATTCGTAAAGTGGATCTCCATGCTTTTCTACATAGTTAAAGAGGACAAGAGTATTTCCTTCTAAGTCATTAACTAAATTTTTGATAAGGTTATTTCTACCTTTATGTTCTACAATATACTCCATCTCGTCATGATATGATTCAAAATGTTGTGGAGCATGTTTACAAAGTAGAACTTTTATCCTAAACTTAGAAAGGTAACCCTCCTTGATTAGATCATCTGTTTTGGTAACTTGTTCACACTCACCAAAGAGTCCTTCAAGTACCCACTTATGAGTCTTAGATCCATCTAGTGTTCCAGTAAATCCAAATCTATACTTAGCATTATGCAACTTAGTCATGATGCCAGTTAGTGATTTACTTTTAAATAGATGTGCTTCATCACCGATGACACAATCTATATCATCAAAATATCTCTTGGGAAATTTGTAGATAGATTGCCAAGTAGATATTATAATATTCTTATCAGTAACCTTATCCTTACCACTGTAAATCTTATGAATAAAGTCATCAGCGTTCCACCCGTAAGAAACAAAATCATTGACCATCTGCTCAACGAGGGATGTAGTTGGGACGACTATAAGTATCTTCTTTGCGGTGGCAGCATAGTATCTGACTATGGCGTAGATCATCAAAGATTTCCCACTACCCGTAGGAGAAAGTAGAAGTTTTCTATTATATTTGATAGCCTCGTAGACTGCTTTGTATTGGTAGTCACGAGGTTTTATATTGGAAATTTTATCCATGAAGTGTTTAACACCTGCAGGAGATACAAATTTATTATCATCTTCTATATCTCCGTACCAATCATTCTTTTCATACTCTACAATATATTGCTTCTCATCTGCCCATGTCTGTACATGTTTCATTAGACCATGATACAAGTCTCCTGTAGCAGGAGAGTAAAGACGTATAGTTCCATCCCAGTATTTGTATCTAGGATTCTTTTTTAAAAACTTAGCTTCTGGTACTTCAAAGGTGAAGTAGTCTGCTAGTTCTCTATGGACGTATTCCTCATCAGAATGAATAGTTATATAAACTTCATTCTTTTTCTTTACTGTTAGATGTGTCATTACTGTCCATTAACAAATTTCTCCCACTCAATGGCACTCTTAATTTGAAAACCTCTATTTGATATTTGTTTCATAACTTGATCTAGAAAATATAACATCTGATCTAGATACTTGATCTTTGCTTCTAGGTTGATGATCTCATCATCAGACTCTAGATAGACCTTCATCTTTTCTGTTGTTTTTATGTGAGATCCAAATGGTTTGGCAGCGTATGTTTTAGCATCTGCTTCACCAGAATAGTATTCACGTTTTTCTTTTACAAGTTTACGAATTTCAAATTCAAAAGAAGTTTTAATTTGAGATATGTCAGTGTAATGGTTTAAGTATTTATTGTGTTGGAAAGGGATGTTTAATGCTAACTGTCCTAGGTCAGCACTATATTGTTTGTTCTTAAATTGAAAGTCAACAGCAGAATCTTCTGCCCAATCATTTCTTAACTTGTCAAATTTATTACGAAGCGAATCAAAATTCATAAGGGTTTCAAATTCTTATCACGAATAAAGAACTGCTGATGCTTAAATGTTACCTCTGCAGTAATGTACTCTACATCACTTATTGTAGCATCAAATTGCAAATTTGTCAGTGATACTGGGAATATATCTTTAAACTCTACTATAAATGCAGGGTTATATTGACTCGTTACTATGTGTAATTGTCCGTTGGTAAGTATATCTTTCTCTGGTGTTTCTCTTGCCATCTGATCTGCGTTACCATTGTCACGAATCCATTTGTAGATACTATTATAATTTTTCAGATCTTCATCCACAATAAAAGTTACAGAAAAATCCCCAAAGGCAACTCCTCCACCAGGTATGATGGGGATACTTCTAAAGGGACTTGGTACTTCTGTTACTGGCATTTGGATATCAGGAACATTTGCATTTTGACAAAAGAAATCTACACCCTCAAATTTTTCTAACTTGAGAATGAATCCAATCGGATTTAAAAAATTTCTATTTGTGGGTTGTTCCTTATACCACTGGGCAGACATTCTTATTCCTAATATACATTAGTATTTAGGGTGTCTACAATTGAGTTGCTACTTGTTCTTTGATTGCTTCTACTACGTCTTGAACAATACTTACATCAATGCCCATGAAAGGAGGTATCAGTCCCAGAGTTCTAAACAGACCATCGGCGAACAGTGCCATGAATGCAAATCCTAGTACCATACTAATTTGACCAGCATTTCTATTGTGCTGATTGATAGCAAATTCTATCATCTCGTTTACTTCTTCTTTACTAACCATAGTTTGTTTCTTGGTTATAAAAGTTTGAGATTTTTGTTTTTGTTTTTCTTTTTTAGAGATTAAATCTCTACCGTACTGAGATAACATGTCGTTAGTTTTTAAGTAGTGTTTAATTTTGTTAGTCATCTAGATCTTCCTCCTCGTCCCAAACGATGTAAGGTCCGTGTTGCATTCGTTTTAACCTCTCAGTTTCTGAACTAAATTTCATGGTTTCTGTTAACCATATAGAAACTTTGATCACCAAGAATATTATCGCTATTGGCGACAAACATAATAATAGTA